TTCGGACCGCTCCCGTGCCGTTTTGCAATCGGCGGCTTTCTTGATCGTCGTCGTCCCTTTCCGCTTGTCGTCGAATTCGACATCCGCGTCGGGTTTCAACGCTATCAGCAGGGACTGGCGCAGCATCAGCCGGATGTTGCGCTCTTGCTTAAGAGTGACTTTCGCCTCTTTCAAGGCTTTCATGGCCAGCTCGAATAAGCTGGCTGCATTGTCAGCCGCCTCGGCTGCGGGATCTTTGTATCCCGCGAGGGTTTCCGCAACTCGCTGGATTTTCCCCAAAGCGGTGCCGACGGCAGTGTCGGCGCCCTTCAGGTCTTTGGTGATCGNGGCNGCGTGGGTGGCGGAAAGGCTAATTGAACTGGTCATGTCATGTCTTCCTTATCAATGAATGGAGACTGTATTGGACCATGGGTATAACCTAGATGCAAGTACTAACAGAGAAGAGAAACCAACAGAATGTGTCGGCAGTTTGTGTCGGTACCCCTCGCCCAGTACCCCACCCCCTACCCGTCCCCTAGGACACCCACGGCCCGGCCCAAGATGATAGTAGACAGTACTGCTCTCACCCCAAACCCTATTTTTAACGGTTAATGATTTTTCGCTTCCTTTTTTCCTTTGACCTTTTTATACTGCGGACATGATTGACATAGCGAAAATTTACCGCCGACACGACTGCGCTAAGCCTTTTAATGCGTTTTTCAACACCAAGGGCTACAAGCACTGTCGGGATTATTTGGTGTCTAACGGTACGCCGACCAGCGACATTCGTCGTCGGACTCCGGCCAGCCGTGGAACCCCGGCCGTGGTGTTGGTGCATCCGCTTATTGCGCTGGAGTTTGTGCGCTGGATTGACAGTGAGATGTACTATACGGCAGTAGAGAAACTGATGAACAAGCCGTCGGGTGAGAGCCATGAGTCGAGCGAGTAACCTCGTAGAGCAAGAACTGGATTTGCAGTCACTGGCGTTTGAAGTGGCGCGTAACCAAGTGGGCATGCGGTTGCCTATTGCTGACCTGCTTTCTGAGCTAGGGATTAGCGAAGAGGCTTTTTTGCGGTTTGCCGACAACTCGCTGTTCAAGCGAGAGGTCAAACGCTACAAAAAAGAACTGGAAGAGAAGGGCGTCAGTTTTCAGCTAAAAGCCAAGATTCAAGCCGAAGAGATGCTGAAGCGCGGCTGGCAGCTTGTTCATGACCCGGATACTCCGCCTGCTGTTGCTGTCAAGCAGATTGAAAACACGGTTCGCTGGGCGGGGCTGGACAGTAAAGAGCAGGGTGCCGGTGCAGGCGGTGCGGGGTTCAGCATCACGATTAACATTCCTAACGCTAGCAGCTCCAGGAGAAGACTGTGATCGAGCACGATAGCTCTAATGAGTAGCGTTAACTATACGCCTCCGCCGTCTTTAGCCCCTTTTTTGCAGAGCGAGAAATTTGTATCGCTAGTTGTCGGGCCCTACGGCTGCTTGGCGCCAGATACGCTTGTGGTTACAGAGGATGGGCCCATCCCCATTTCTCGGATAGATCGACCAATGCGCGTTCTATCGTGGAACGACAAGACAGGTCAATTCCAGCTTTCTCAATGTAGTGGTGCGTTCCGCAAAGGTAAGGACTATCTGTACCGAGTCGTAACGCTAGAAGGAGAATTTGTCGCAAGCGGACAGCACCGGACGCTGCTCGCTTCTGGTGAGTATCAACACGTTGAATTTCTACGCCCGGGCGATGTCTTAGCTTCATATTCAGGTACCCTTCGTCGGACCAATCGGGGACCCTGCCGCTCAGAGTTGCCCGAAGATGATCGGCGTTTGAAGGGAACACCCGAAGATTGTCTGGGTGGTTGTGTAGCGTTAGACCGTCAACATGGTCTACCCGTTCTTCTTTCTCAAGGTACCGGCCCAGTCTCTCTTCAGCGACCAAGCGGTGCTCAAATATCAGCTTGCCTTTCTTGCGGCCAGACCTACGCGCTGCCGTTGGGTGGTCATCTGGAGCGGACACTATCGCATATCCGTTGTGGGTTATTCTCCTGCCTCCAGAGAATTGGTGGTTACCTTCCCCCTTCCGGGCTCCGGGAGGGACGTTTACTCCGTGGCGCTGCATTATCCTGCGTACGTAACGGGGGGACAGCCCGACAAGCGCAGCGATCTCTTTGGAGTGCTTCACCCCGTCGGCGTGCTGGAGAACTTTTTTCTCAGATTCGTTCATGGCTTACTCCTAGACTGACTACTACCAAACGGGCTACTGTTATTCTGAGCGTTACTAGGGAGCCTGTCGAGGAGGATTACTGGGACATGCAGGTGGAGGGCACGCACAACTACGTTACCGTAGATGGGGCTATTCACCACAACTCGACTAAGACAACTGCAGGAATTATCAAGATTGCGTACATGGCCAAGCGAGTCGCGGCGGGTAGGGATGGTATTCGCCGCTCAAGAGCCGCGTGGATACGAAACACCCGCGAGCAGCTTTACGATACGAGCATTCCTGACTTCTTGAAGTGGTTCCCCAACGGGGCGGCGGGGACGTTTACCAAGACGGGCTCCAAGTTTGTCCTGCGCTTTGACGACGTCGAGTGCGAGGTGCTTTTCCGTGGTCTGGACGATGCTAATGACGTGAGGCGCTTGCTGTCTTTACAGCTGACCTTCGGCATCATGGACGAATTTAGGGAGATTAACCCCGATATTTACGAGGCGCTAACGGGTCGCGTTGGTCGTTACCCAGACGGCATGATGGTGCCGCATCGACCGGAGTGGGGGCATACGGACAAGGGCGATCCGATACAGGGCTGTGTGACGGACGACGGCGAGCCTGCCGACGCCGTGTGGGGGATGAGCAACCCGCCGGACTTTGACACGTACTGGGAAAATCTTTTGTCCGACCCCCCTGAAAACATGCACGTGACGATCCAGCCTTCCGGGTTGAGCCCGGAGGCGGACTGGTTGCAGTACCTCAAGCCCAACTACTACGAGAATTTGATGGTGGGCAAAACCGAGGACTGGGTGGATGTTTATATCCACGCAAAGTTTGGAAAAAGCCTGTCCGGGCAGCCGGTGTTTCGCTCGTTTGACCGAGAAGCCCACGTGGCGAAAGAGACGCTGCGGCCTATGTCGTCTTTTGACTCCACGCCGCTGATTATTGGCGTTGACGCCGGGCTGACCCCCGCCGCCGTGATTGGGCAGACCATTTTTGATGGCCGAGTGTTGATTTACGACTCGTTGACCAGTGATGGCATGGGGGCACTGCGGTTTATTCGAGAGAAGCTGAAGCCCTTGCTGGTGGAGAAATTTCCGGGGGCGATGGCGTTGGTGGTGATTGACCCGGCGGCGGTTGGGCGAGCGCAGACTGATGAGCGCTCGGTGCTAGACATCTATCGTGAGGAGGGCTTCAAAGTTCAGCCTGCGAGAACCAATTCAGTTTCTGCCCGGATCAACGCGGTCGATAGGCTGCTGACGCGCACGGTGGACGGCAAGCAGGGGATTTTGTTTTGTCCTGCGAACAACCGCGTGCTGCTATCCGGGCTCGGGGGCAAGTACCGCTACAAGATAAACACCAAAGGCGAGCGGGACGAGAAGCCAGAAAAAAGCCACCCCGTTAGCGACGTGGTTGATGCTCTTCAGTATCTTTGCCTTCACGCGGAAGGGGGAGGGCAAGGAGCGCAAGTGCAGACAGCGACTCGTCGAGACGTGTCTTCTGTTTCTGCGGTTGGGTGGACGTGAACAAGCCGGTATGCTATGTGGGCATTACACACCAGTAGTGAGCAGATAAATGAACGAGTTTGACGGCAACAACTCTCTTGCGATTATGCCGATTCGTACGGCGTCGGATTATGACGCGGAAGCCCGGGAGGGTGCGCAGGAGCAGAATATGCAGCCTGTTGTCCAAGGGCTCGCAGGTCATGTTCGTTCTCGGTGGGACTCGGCGAAAGACTCCAAACGGGACTTGGAAGAGCGCATGCTCAAGTGCGTTCGGCAGCGCTCGGGGGAGTACGACCCGGAGAAATTGTCGGAGATTCGTCGTCAGGGTGGTTCAGAGATTTTTATCCAGCTGACCTCCGTGAAATGTCGCGCAGCGACTAGCTGGCTTCGAGACACTTTGCTCGGCACGGGCAACGACAAGCCGTGGTCGCTCTCGCCAACGCCTGAGCCGGAGGTAGCGCCGCAGGCCATTCAGCAGCTCCAGCAGCAGATTACTGACCAGATCATGGAGCAGATTGCCATGACTGGTGAGCAGCCGACCCCGGAGCAGATTCAGCAGGTTACCGCGGGCATGCGGGATCAGTTTGAGCGGCTGGTGATGGACGAGGCTCGCACGAAGGTGGAGCGCATGGAGCGGCGTATGGAGGACCAGCTGGTCGAAGGCGGGTTCGTCAAAGCGCTTAATGAGTTCCTCGATGACGTGGCGACGTTCCCTTACGCGGTGTTAAAAGGGCCGGTGAAGCGCAAGCGCCAGACCCTCCAGTGGAGTGGGGGCGAGCTGGTGCCGACGGAGATTATCCGCAACGAGTGGGAGCGCACCGACCCCTTTATGTTGTATTGGGCGCCGTGGGCGTCGGACATCAATGACGGGTTTGTCATCGAGCGGCACAAGCTGACGAGGCAAGCGCTAGAGGCGCTGATTGGTGTCGAGGGGTACAGCGAGGCGTCTATCCGCAAGGTGTTGATGGACTTCAACACAGGCAATCTGAGTGAGTGGTTGTGGCTTGACTACGAGCAGGCCAACTCTGAGGGGAAAGATGTCTGGGAGACGACTCAGAACGAGGACTTGATTGACGCGCTTCAGCTATGGGACGCGGTGCCCGGGCAGCTTCTTATTGACTGGGGCATTGAAGTAGACGAGGACACGGAGATTGACCCTCACCTGTCTTACCCCTGTGAGGTGTGGCTGATCGGCACGACGGTGATTAAGGCGGTGCTGAACTACGACCCGCTGGGTCGCAAGCCTTACTACGTCACGTGCTACGAGGCGCTGCCCGGTCGAGTGGATGGCCACGGTGTGGCTGACTTGGCTCGTGACAC